CCTGTATAAGAGAATATCTGTGTATTACTAATTGATAATCCTGTCACAGCACTCCCCAAACTCAATGTAACTGTACCTGTTGTAGCAGTGACAGTAATAAGGTTTGTAGCACCTGCTGATAGAGATGCTGAAGTGGATGTACAAGTTACAGTTACACCTGCTGTGTTGAAGTTGAAAGAACCTCCTGCTGCACCACCAACACCTGTACCTGTACTATCTGTTATTTCAAAGTCTGATATTGCTGTTATAGACGCACCATTATTTGCAGTAATATTTAATCTATATCTTGTATAAGAAGTTATGTTAGCTAAAATAGGACTTATGTAGTTTCCCGTAGCACCATAGTTTTGCCCTGTTACAGTTTCTAATGTTGTCCAAGATATCCCATCATTACTACCTTGAAATGTCCAGCTATTAGGAGCATTAGTACTGCCTCCCCAGCTTCTCACACCATATCTTTTAGCAACTATTCCAGCAGCAAATTGATAAGTTAATTGTCCTGTTGCAACGCCAGATGTATTATAAGATGTAGAAAAGTTTTGGTCAAAAGCTAAATAAGCCTGAGATGAGTTCGATGAGGCACTTGCAACACCGCTTGGTACTGTATTGCTTGTCATCAAAGGAATTTGATTGCTTGGTACAAGTCCAGAAGCAGCAGTATTATTCATGCTAATATACGTAGCATTAGCCACCATATTAACAGTGAAACCATTAGTGAATACATCATCCGCAGATGTAGGTAAGCCTAATGTTGCCCCATCATTCCATGTGGAAGTCTGATTATTATCACCATTTGCTATTGCCCAGCGTATTGCCATATCTATGCGTAAGTATGCGAACTAAAATTTGTCCAATTGGTTCCCCCAGCAGGCTGTGCTGTTGCTGTTGCACTTACACTTCCATCTGCTGCTATTGTAAGCCTTGTAATAGTCCACACAGCTGATGCCTCACTGCTACCTGTTAAAGCTATCCCACAATAAAGGAATGAGCCACTTTGAGCAAATCTCCTTATCGTATTGTAAGGATTGAAAGCATCCCAAGCATAACCGTTCCACTTCCAAGATGTTCCTCCTGAAGTGTATATTTGATTAAGCGTTGGACTGGATGGAAAATCTAAAGCCATTAAATATCTATTTGATAAGCGTTTACAAATATATCATCCACCTGTGCATCTGTAAGACCTAGCACCGCCTGAATCATGCTCACAGTAGGGCTTGTTCTTTCGATGTTATTCGAATAATCCCAAGCATATTGAGCCTTAATCTTAAACTCCTGTTCTGCCTGTGTAGATGATGGCAGAGCATTAATAGCAGTAGTCACATCATCCTCTAAGCCTTGAATAGCAAGTTGCGCTCTAAGCTGCCACCTTGTAACCCTAACAGGAACACCATCCACAACATCCTGTACAAGAGGGAAAACAAGCTTACTCTTAGCATAGTTGTCAATATTGAGGGATAGAAGAACATTTAATAAATGCAGTCTTTCATCCTCAATAAGAGCTGTTTCTCCTGTAGTTTCAAGGTCTGATGCTATCCTTGCTTCGAGCAAAGGTTTGTCAGAGGATACTCTTGAATAGAGAATATCGCTGATGTATTTAGCAGCCTTCTCTGTTGTCAGATAGGGTTTGCTGTCTTTCTCAATGTAAAAGTCAAAGTTGTATGTCATGATATTTGTATAATTATTTGACCAGTTATGGTTTTAGTTCCTGACGCAGTCCAAGTAGCTGTTCTTGTTGTAGCAGCACTCCATCTGTTAAATACAACGATAGAAGACTGAGTAGCAATACTTGCATCACATATATTAGAAGTTCCTGTATCGACTCCAATACACGTATTTAGAACAGTAGTAAGAGAACCTGAAACAAAAGGTAAAGTGAATGATGTTGTTGCACTATTTGAAGTTCCGCTTATATTAAAATTCACAATGACAGACTTCCCAATAATTCTATAAAATATAGATTTTGTAGTAAATGTAGTCCATCCAACAATAGTAGACTGCTCCGAAAAGTCAATCCACGGAGTGTTTATCTGATTAGGTAAGTCACCACCATATACGCCATTTGCTACACCATTCATATTCTTACATTTATGGAGCTAAATAATCTAATGCCATTGCCTGAATAAAGCAGGAAGTAGATGCTGATAAGTTTGCGAGTGTTGTCGCTCTTAACACATCACCTGACAACAAAGGTATGTACTGCCTTCCTGTGTTATCCAAAGGAAGACCAACAATGTTAGTTCCATTCAGAAAGTCTACATTAAACCTTGTCGCACCTGACAAGTTACCACTTGAAGCAGCAACTGTCACAAGCCCCAAAGGAACTACCGTAGAACCACCTCTTAAAATATACAGAAACACGTTAACAGCTACCGTATCATTAGTAGTTGCTGTAAGAGCAATCACCCTTGTGCCATAAGTTCCTGCTGTCTCTATTGTTGTTCCGTTAGTGTTGCTGCCAAGCGTACCTACTGTTGTGCCTGTAAGCACCGCAAAGCCTGCTGCTGGCTGATTCGCCACTCTAACCAATGAACCTGAAGGTAAAGCCATAATATTAAAAATTAAATAGTATTCTTTGATTTGTCATTATCGCATAATCCACATCATCCGCAAAATTATTCAATGCTGTTGTTACAACATTGTTTGTCGGATACTTATTGTTCGATGTGTCTAAAGCTACAGTCTCTTTGTTTTCAGCATCTTCTGGAGCATAACCAATTTCCTCCAGAATGCTTATAGCAGTCACCGAACTGCCATTGCCCTTCAGCAACCCGTTAAATGGAGTTGCTGTAAGTCCATTCACTACATTAGTGCCATTCGCACCTTGCGGCCCTTGTGGCCCTAAAGGCAAAGTCTCCTGAACCCACTGGTACGTATTACCATCATTGTAATAAGTATACTGAATGCCACTATCTGTGTGGAACCACAAAGCCCCTGCAGGGATACTACTTGTTCCGCTGCCAGCAGGTGATGTGTTTTGAATAAAGTCTATCGCTACACCATTAGCACCGGGTGGCCCTTGTTCACCGGGTGCACCATCAGCACCAACCAAAGAATCCAAGAAGTCCTGCTCCGTGCCAACATTGCCCTCTTCTAACCAAATCTCATAGGCGCTTTTCCCATCTACACCTATAGTGCCATTAGCACCGGGCGGGCCTTGTGGGCCTTGTGGGCCTGTAGGGCCGGGAGGGCCTTGCGTACCATTTACACCAATATTGTAAGCTGTAGGTGTTACAACTTCAATCGTATAGGCTGCAGGAGGAGTTACAGAAATAGTATAAGCCGGTAACAATGTTACCGACACCTCATAAACACCCTCCGATACAATCTCTATACTCATACTGTTATTTGTTTTGTAACCTCAAATGAACCACCTAAAAAAGTAACTACTGTATTATTAGCGTACGTTCCCTGAAGATCGTATTCATAGCATCCCTTCTCCACATTGATGATGCTATTGAAAACGACTATATTAGGCAAGGTTACCGTTATATCTGTCCCCTGCGAAAGAGTCTGCATAAGAGTGCCATCCTTCTTTCTAATCTGCATTTTAAAAGTCACACCTGTGAAATTCAGCGCAACATCATCATCATCTGTAAATGTCAAAGTCGGAGCAAATGTATCACCCTGATAAGCCGTAATATTAGCTTCTGCTCTTCTGATTGCGTTTATAACTGTAGGCATCTTTATTTTTTTATAAATACTATAAAATGTAATCGGTAGGCACTTGGCAATTATTGTACAATATTGGCAATTTTAGACTTACCTCAAAAGTCACTCCAGCTAAAATGTCTTCCTGCCCTTGCCTGAAATATTCAAAAGTTACGTTCTTATCCATCACCCACTCATTTTTATCCCAACTTATCTGAGCTAAAAGATCGTGGCCGATCAACTCACAATCTGACTGCATTTCAAGTTCATCCATATTTTCAACGTGATGAATGTCCGCAATCGTTACAACTATTCGATAAGTCTTTTCCTTGCCGGCAATATCGCTTCTATTAAGCGTATACCACACGGCAGGATACTCCTGATCCTTATAATCAAACACTAAGAAGTCTTCAGCTTTTACGTGCTTTGCTGTTCTGACTTGCTTGTGTGCGGCTGCTATCTCTACCAGCTTTTTGATTATTTGATTTAATGTTAGACTCATGTTTTTTTAAGTAAGCTTTTAAAAGCCTTTGTATTTTGTTAGTATAACTCATCGGCAACATGATAAGAATTCGTATTTGTACCACTTAGGCTGATCTTCTTTAGGTCGATCTGTTTTACCTAAATAAATACCAATTTCGAAGGATGTGCGTTTCGGAACAAAAGTATCTGTACGGCTTCCCGGATTGATATACTCCTGAAACTTATTGCCTTCTCCTGCTTCCTGAATCAAATATCTAATAAGCCGTTCTAAATACCATTCAGCACGATTCTTAAACTTAGCAGTAAAATCGTCAATCTCTGAAACACCTAAATTCTCGCTATTCTCAGTAGTCTTACGAGTTAAGCCTTTGTTCCATAATTGAAAGCTAAGAGCCGGAGCAAGTTCACTAATCGTGTACATGATCAACGGGTCTCTTATGTAGCTTTTCAACAGAGTTTCTTCTTCATCTGTTAAACACCCATCGCTAATACCATCCTGCAAACGATCATAAAGAGCCGTTCCCAAAACAGGAAGAATATACATTTCCTGACAAGCTTTTATTTCAGGAACGATCATTTTGCTGTCTATGTTTTTATGAACAGCTGATCTTTCGTAAATATTCTCAGGACTGATAAAAAGGATATCTCTCATTTATTATTTTTTTTGCATTACAACTACAGATTGCCAAAAATGCCTGCACGACTTAGACTTTCCCCACCATCCACCACCACGATCAAAAACACTGTAGCCAAGTCTTCTGCTCATGCTTTCTATCTCAGCACGACTCCAAAGCTTGTTCATCCCGATTAATCTTCTGCAGAACTCCCTTGTCGTATCTATAATAGGCCCACCTTCAGCACCAGGTTTCAAATCATAATCATACATGATTTTGAAATTCAAAGTTTCAGGCTGAAGCTTTGGTATGTTAGGAGTAGACTCAGGAATCTCCTTTTTCACCTCATTGATCTTTTCTTTTCTGTCTTCGATAATCTGTTTAGTAAGAGGAGAAGTCAAAACTCTTTCAACAGATTCATCTTCGCCAATACTTTTTACCTTACTTTTTATCTTACCTGTTTTTTCAAGGTTTGAAAGTATTTTATTTACAGCTTCGATTTTTATATTTAAAGTTTCAGAAATTACAGAAGGCGTTATGTATTTGTCTTTCCTGATCAAATCCATAATATCTACTTCGATCTGACTCAAGAATTGAAACTCATTATCATAGAACAAAAATTTGTTCCTTTTTACAATCATGTAATCATCTTTCGAAACTCCACATGATGCAAATTCAGCTAACAAAAGTTCATCCTTCTCCTGACTACTAAATTCCTGTACTTCATTGTCTATAGACAACATAGTGTTAACCTCCTCTTCGTTCAATCCAAGGCTGCTCTTTAAAAGCAACTTCGCCTGTTCCTGACTGATCTCACCATTTTCAAATTTGCGGATAATCCGAGTTAAGCTTTGCCATTGACGACCTGTTAAGTTTTTCAAATTCTCATTAACAATAGCCTGCTGAACTTCTGAAGGCTGCGCTTCTGTTTGTGCAATTTCAGGATATTGTGCAGTGTCAATACCTATCTTTTCAAGTAACCACTTCTTAGGAGCGATCTGCAATAATGTTGCTTCGCTAAATTCAAAGCCTACAGGTTCTATAGGTATTATCTTTTTCTCTACACCTGTCAATTCGCTGAACAGCATCTCAAGTGCTTGCTGCTTGTCGTTGCAATATGTAGACTTAAATATCTCGTACGCATCACGAATCTCTGATCTGCCACCTAATTGACCTTCGACACGAATGCCAAACAGCATTGGGCTTGTAATCTGATGCCCAGCGAAAAGTTCTTCCTGAATGCTTTTTGCAAGTATATCGAAATGCTTATCAAGGTCAGTGCTGCTAAGATCGTCAAGTTGCGGGCGCTTATTCGGATCTTTACCGAAATTCAGCACAATATTTCCCGCATTCTCGCTGCCTGTGAACTTGCTTTTAAATCCTTTCTCTATCTCACGCTTCTCTTCCTCTGTAGGTATTCCCTCAAAGAAACTGATCATCTTTGATGCAAACATACCATTGGTAATTGTGCTCAAATGATACTTACTGATCTCAATATCGGTCTGTATAGCATTTAAAGCACCCATGTAGCCGGGATAGGAATAAGTTTCAACTCCGGGCCTGTATTCTTTGTAATAAAGAATTTGCGTTTGGTTTTTAAGCATCGCAGGGTCTTGCTTAGGATCATAGGCTGCGAACACCTTAGGCTCTTCGCCTTTCTTGTAACTTTCCCAATCCTTAACGTAAAACTGAGTATTATCTTTGCTCGATCTTACTTTGTGATAAGGAATATGATAATATGCAGCAACCTTGCCAAGCTGGTTGTACTGAACCTCAATATAACAACCTCCGAAAACCTCAATATCCAAACAAACTTTTTTAAGAACTTCGTTGCAGCTTTCATAAGGGTTTGCAGCCATAGGCTGATCAAAACCTTTCCCTACAATATAGTTCACTTTCCCAAGTATAATACCATTGTGCTTGCTGCTTTTATTGAACATATTCAATAGCAAATTCGGGAACTTGTTGTCTTCACCAAACAGCACCCAGCCTTTGTTCGGAACTTCCTTCATAACAGGAACTTTCACATCGGCAAACTTTATGAAACTGATTCTACTCTGCATCGTATATTTTGTAAGTTGTTGGATTATCGTATTTCGTTGTTGTTACATCCTCACCATCTGAAAGAAACATAAGCCCAGTCTCAACAATGGCACCGGCATTCGCCTCATTTGTGTTTGATGTACTTGCCTGCTCGTATACTGTATATTTAAACCAACCTTCATCCTTTGTGCCGAAATAAGTATTCACTACAAAAGCGAATTGGTTGTATCTGTCTTTATAAAGACTTTGATCTGCACTATTAACCAAAACAAATTTTACCTTCTCATTAGTTGCCCTCGACTCAAAAACAAAAAGAAAGTTAGCATCCAAAATAGTCTGCTTTTCTTTCAACGTTACATAGATCGTTGCAGTCGTTCCTTTTGTTAATTTGATCATCTTTGTATAAATACGTGCAAACAAAAAACGCCCGCCTATTTGCAGGCAGGCGCTTTACCTTTATTCTGACAATTATCAACCAGCAGTTTCAAGTGCAGCAGCTACAGAACTATTCACCTCGTAAAGCTGATCAGGCTCTTTACCCATAAAGTTAAGAGTATATCCTGAACGATCTCCGAAGGCTGTACCGCTTCCGCTTTCAGATGCACCCATATCCAAACCTCTTTCCTTACCGAGCATCCAATATTTATTGTTGTTGTCTTTTACAACAGCGATAACAATGTTTTGTGCCAAAAGCTTCAGTTCAGTGTTAATAGCTGCAGAAAGTTTGTTTACTACAATCGTAAGGTTTTGCTCGAAAAACAAAGTGCCGTTTTCGGAACTTACCTGAGGATTGTGAGTAAAGTTTCCAGTCTCTTTCGGCAATTCATATTTCCAGAAACGTTTTCCGCTTGCCTTAGTGATTCCAGTAATAACACCAGAAGCATTTGCAGCAATAGCGGTTACATTTGCTCTTTCTATAAAAAATACTTCAGTAATACCGCCGGCTGAATCCTTACAATCTAAAGTGTATCCTTGTGTTAATGCGCAGGGCATATTTTATGTTTTTAAAAAGGGAGGATGTTTCACCTCCCTTAGTTATTGATTAATTACGCTTCGAACTTAACGATCTCATCAGGGAATGCGAACTGAACTCCCATTTTGAATGATGCGCTGAACTTAACGTTACGATCATCCTGAGAATACCACATTTCGAAGTTGTCCTCTTCACCCTGAAGATCAACACCTAAGAAAATGTTTGACATTCTGAAAGCATATATATCAGAAGTATCAGTAAGACCATGAACAGGAACTACGCTGTAAGCAGTTCCGGGAACTTTGAACTCAGCAGCAGGAGGAGTGTTGTCACTTCCAGGATTGTAGTGATACAAATTAGCATCAACATAAGCCTGAATCAGAAGATCGTAAACATCCCATCCGCAGAAAATGCGAACATCTGATTTCCCTTTAATACGAGCAGGAAGAGCTTTTATAACAGCTAATACCGCATTCTTTGCCTTAGTTGTAGAATCAATTCCTGTGATCGGAGCACCTGCACCATAGAAGCCTGTAACGTTAGCATTTACAACACTACCACCAGCATCAGACACAAGTTGCTTAATTCCTTTGAACTTATTTAAAAGTCCGTTAGTTCCACCATAGCCACTTCCTGTAGCTTGCCAGATTGCAACCTCTAAAGCTTCAGCGATCTTACCAGCTTTGCGAGCAGTATATTCTTGAGCGAAGATAATGCTGTCATAATTTGAACCGGCAGGAAGAGCCTTCTGTAAGTAGTAAGCTTCCAGATCTTTAGGGCAAAGAACTTCCTGAGTCTTTACCTTGCCTACTGTCAGCGTACGCTGTGTAAATTCAGTCGTGCCAGATGCAGAAAAACCGCAAGATGAATCATCTTGGAAGAAAACATCAGTATCCATACGGTTAACTGTCTGAGCAGATTTTACACCTGTCATAACATTACCTTCGGAAAGGATCAGCTGTTGAGTACGAGCCTCAAACAGCGAAGCAGTAACGAGCTGTTGCTCATTTTGTTCTGTGTAAGCCGTGAGGCCAGTAACTAAAAAAGCCATTTGATTTTATTTTTTAAATTGTGAAACAAATTGTGAATAAGAACGGATTTTATCTTCTTTTGTAGAAGCTGAATGTTTTTTGAAGTTGTTGGGAACTTCAGCCGGTGCTTGTGAAGGCACATTTACCAAAGTATCAACCAGTTGAATAAGACCCTGCATCGCTTCGCTTTGCTTGCCGAATGCAGCTTTCAGACCTTCATAATCAGATTGTAAAGCAGAAAAACTTTGCTCATTTGCTGCAATGCGGCTTTCAATGGCGGCAAATTGCTCTTCCATTTGTGCATCTTTTTTCTTACCCATGTCTTCAGAAGCCTGTGCAGGAACTTCAGGAACTGAAACCTCTTTAGGTTTTACTTCAGCAATAACACCGCCTTCAACTAAAATAATTTCAGTACCATCAGCAAGGTAATGCTCACCGGCAGGAGCAGGAGTGCCATCCTCAAGTGTAACAACACCGCCAACCTCTAATTTGTCGATCATGATTTTTGTACCATCTTCCAAAGAATAGGAAGGAGTGGGCGCTGTTTCTTCTTGAAAAACAAGCTTTTTAACTTCTTGTAATAATTCAATCGGATTCTTCATGTCACTAAATACCAAAGTGGTAAAAAAGTGGACATTTTGCGCTCAAAGTAAAGACAGGAAAGCGTTTCGGCGTTTTTCGTTGATGCTCTTGAAATTGTAATTTGTTGCACAGTATTCAAGCAAAGCCGCCCCTTGTTCGTTTCTTAAAGTCTCATTTTCGGCAAGTCTTTTAATAGCAGTAATCCACCCTTTGCGATCTGTAACATAGTTGACAATATCCTTCGGGAAACCTAAATAGGGGTTGACCTTTGACACCACTACAGGCACAGCCTTGCCAGCAGCCTCAAGTATTTTAATATTTGACTTGTAAGCGTTGAAATTGTTTTTTACTAAAGGTATCAGCATCACATCAGCGTGGCGGAACATTTTGTAATATTCAAATACATCCATCCCACGGATTATAGTATATGGCAGTTTTCTGTCATTAGTAAAATATGAGGCCATTCTCGACCAGTAGTAAATTTCAGTATCATTTGAATCTGCCCAGCCTCCCATCACCATGTTCACATTTTCAACGTGTTTGTTTAGTTCAAACATTACACCCTGAAGCAATTTTAGATCAGGCTCGTGCGTTATACCGCCCGCCCAAAACAGCTTCACGTTATCTGTTGCAACCCTTTCTCCATCAAACTGAGTATGCCCATAAGGAATGGAGTTCGGTAGTATCTCGATGTTTTTATTGTGCGGATATATTGCTTCTGCAAGTCTTTCATGAGTGCACGTTACGAGATCAGCATTGCGCATATGCTTAATAAGTCGACCTGCAAAATTAGAAGCATTGTAACCCTCGTACATTAAATGGTCGTGCGACAAATGCCAATAATCATCCACATCAACAACAAGCTTAAAACCATATTGTCTGCGCCTTTCAATCAAATCCTCGTTATCCCATGTACGATTTATGTAAACAATGTCATATTTGTGCTCCTGCCATTGTTCATCGGTCATGCTGTCTGTGATACGACCGTATTCTTTTTCCATAAACGAAAGTGGGAGCATCAGCCTGTGGTAACCACAGCCGCTGTATTTCTGCGTTAGTGTTAGGATTTTCATAACTATAAATACAAAAATAAAAAGCCGCCTGTAGAAACAGGCAGCCGTTGTTAACCTAAACACCAACTACAAATGTGCAAGTAATTCACGGAGTTTGTTAATAATATCATCAGCACTTCTGCGCATCTTTATTTCTGTCATGTCGAACATCCCTTCAACTGAAAAGCCTCTGAATGTACCATCTTTCACCTTTGCCCACGTTTCGTCATTGTTAACCTTTGCACCTAAAAACCAAGTTCCATCTGGCAAGTCCTCAAATTGCTTCATTTTAGGAATGCCTTTGCTTTCATCTGCAATCCAACTTTGAAAGAAGGTAACACCTTCGATCGGCTTCATGTGCATCTCATTTGCACTTTGCTGAAAACCTTTTGCATAGAACTTGAGTGCAATTGTTTCAATCGTTTTGCGATCAAAGAAAACATAGTATTCGCCTGTTTCGTCTTTTCTGTAAATAGGTAAATCAGGTATCATAGCCGGCCCGACAACAATGCGTTCTTCATTATTAACTACCGAAAAGCTGAATTTCTTTTCTCTATCTATTTGCTCAAGTTTACGCTGTGCCCATTCAATACCAGCGTCACCACCCCATGCCAGCCACATGAGCCGACCGCAGCCGTCGCCTAATTCCTTTTGGCTGTTTTGCCGGTGCCGTTCAAAAGCTGCCATTCTTGCAATTGTATCACGGCTGATTGGTTCGCCTTTAGCAAGTTGGTTAGCACGTGCCTTACCCACAGGAGTGCCACACGACCCCCATCCGTTTTCCTCCGCCCACCTTAAAGCGATCTTCGCGTTTTCTGAAGCAGCTTTAGGATAGTCGGAATAACTTTCCTGCATATCCTGTTCCTGCATATTCCTATTTTTCCACATTGAATAGCAGATAGCCGCAGCCTGTTCCTGATCTTTACCCTCACTTACAACATATTCAATGCAGCGAGGAATGAACTCCTCTTCAGTCTCTTTTTCTCCGGGCTCAACAAATATCTGTTTACTAAATGCAAAGAAGTTCTCGCCGATTGCAGGAATGTCAACAAGTGCCACAGCATTGACTTCCTGAATAGCAGTTTCGTCTTCTTTTATCGTTAATTTAAAAAGTGGTAACTGTTCCATAATTATCCGATCCTTGCATTACGCTCAAGGTAAGCGTTACGTTGTTCATTATTTTGTATATCTGAATTCATTACATACGCACGCATGGCGTTATTACCAAGTGCGTTAATAGCTTGCGCATTTAATGCCTGTCCTTGAACAGTTGGTGATATTCTCGGCGGCATAGGTGCTGAACCTCCTGCTGCAATTGTCGGAGTTGGTACAGACCCGCCTGCATCTCCAGGCACTTTTACTTTTGCAATCTCTTTAATATTTTTAAACCCTGCAGCTATAGCAATACCGGCATTAATAGGCGCTAACACAGGCCCGACAAAAGGAATGCCTACTGTTGCCTGATAAGCCTTTACAGCACTTGTAAACGTGTCAATAGTCGCCTGCGCTATTGCTGCAACCTTACCAGCCTTTGTTTGTTCTCCAAATAAGGCTTTAAGATTTCCAAAAGAAGCAGACATAGCATCTGCAGCCTCAAGTACAGCCGATATTTTAGCCTGAGCAAGATCTTTTTCAGATTGTGCGATTTGTTGATTTATCGCATCCTCCTGAATGGCATATTTTTTCTTTATCTCTACAGTGCTCAATCCTCTTTTTTCAGCATCTTCTATTTCCGCATCTCTTC